TGTGATCCGCGAGCCTCTCGCTGTCAATGATCTTGCCATCATGCAGCTTCCGCGCACTCGTCCCGGCTATGTTGAGGTTGAGACCATCCTTCTCCATAAATCTGGGGAGTTCGTGTCTGAGACGTTGGAGATACCAGTCACGAAGTTTGACGCGCACGGGATTGGCTCTGGCATCACCTATGCCCGCCGCTATGGACTTATGGCTGTGCTGTGCCTTGCGTCTGTTGATGATGACGGCAATGCTGCTGTGGAGCCTAAGCCCGCCGCTAGGAAGACTGAAATCAGTCAAGAGGAAGCTGGAACTTTGAAGCGCGCTCTTGTCATGGCCGCTGGAATGGGTAGAAATGAACTCAACACTGCTTGGGGTAGGCTTACACAAGAACAGCGCGCATTGTTTGATAAAGAGACGGTAGATAAGCTAAAGGAAATTGCTGCCGCTGCGAATGCTAAGAAGAAGGATGATGAATAATGGAACAGCGCACTGAGGAATGGTACAACGCCAGACTGGGACGTGTTACTGCGTCTCGTGTGGCGGATATTGTCGCCAAGACGAAAAACAGCTACAGCGCATCACGCGCCAACTACATGGCCGAATTGATTTGCGAGCGTCTGACTGGAGTGAAGGGGGATTCATTTCAGAACGCCGCAATGCAGTGGGGAGTGACAACCGAACCGCAAGCTCGCGCAGCCTATGAGGCTAGTATCGGAGTTTTGGTTACGGAGATCGGTTTCATTCCCCACTTTGCTATCGACGCATCTGGCGCGTCACCTGATGGTTTTGTGGGTGAGGATGGGCTTATTGAGATCAAATGCCCTAAGACCGCAACCCACATCGAGACGCTTTTGACAGGAACAGTTCCTGCCAAATACATCACACAGATGCAATGGCAGATGGCTTGTACGGGCCGCGCATGGTGCGACTTCGTGTCATATGATCCGCGCTTGCCGGAAAGTATGCAGCTATTTGTGAAGCGGGTTGAGAGTGACCCTGACATGATCGCCTATCTTGAGAAGGAGGTTCTGATCTTCCTTGAAGAGATGGATGAGCAAATTTCCAAACTTGAGGAGTTGTACAATGGCCTATGAACAGCGTGAAAATAGCGGCTCGACCTTTAAGAACAAGAACCCGCTTGGGGAAAACTCAGCCACACTGACTGGAAGCGCGCTCATTGGTGGCGTTGCTTATTGGATGTCGTCATGGGTGAAGACCGACAAGAATGGCAACAAATGGATGAGCCATACTTTCAAGCGCAAGGATGCTGCCGCGCCAGCTAAGGTTGAAATGACCAACAACCTTATTGACGACGACATTCCGTTTTAGGGGATGGCATCATTCTGATGGATGTCCTGACCCCCAAGGGCCAAAGATCACGTCAGCATGAAGATCGAGCTGTCAAAATATGGCTTCATCACTTTCCAACATACTCTTATGTCGAAACACCAAAGGACAAGCCTGCTGTCGTTGATGCTGTCCTAAGTGTGAACAATAGCATCAAGGCGGTAGTGGAAACGAAGTGTCGCAATATCACATTGTTTGATCTTCAAGGTAAGCTCAACAATGAGTGGCTGATGACACACGACAAGATGATCAAGGGGTCTGAGATTGCTTCTGCTCTGTCAGTCCCCTTCATCGGGTTCCTATATCTGATACAGGACGAAATCCTCATGTATCAGAAGCTATGGGAGCCAGAAGCTGGATGGGTGTGCAGTATGGCAATCCGTCCAAGTTGGACGCAAGCGACTATCAATGGTGGGAAAGCATTGAGATCGAATGCCTTCATTGATATGTCTAAGGCAACGCAATTGAGGAAGGGATGAGATGGACACACAAGAGGAAGCGTACATATCTGAGCAATATCGAATAGTAGCTAAGGCATGGGTTGAGGCTGACTCAGCGGCCAACCTTCTGGAAGAAACTAAGTCTGCCGTTCTGGCGCGTATGATGTTGTCGTATGGCGACATGCCAGTGAGTAGGGCAGAGATGGCTTCCAAAGGCTCCAATGACTGGCGTGAGTTCATAACGAAGATGGTAGAGGCACGAGAAAAAGCGTCTCTTCTAAAAGTTAAGCTAGAGTACATCAGGATGAAATTTCATGAGTGGCAGTCCACAGAGGCGTCACGCAGAGCGGAGATGAGATTATGAGCAGTCAGGCATCCAACATGATTGACGACACCATTGAAGAGATCAATGATGCGTTGGAAGAAGTTAAGATCATCATTGCTATTCATGAGAAAATCGTATCCCTCATGGAGGAGCATCCTCTTGAAATCAAAATGGCGACCCTCAACATGACCATTACCAGAACCATCGTTGACTCTTCAGATGATTATAAGGATGCACTCGCATACATAGCTAAAAATGCTGCCATTATGGTCAGAGCGGTTGACCAAATCTTTGAAAATTCTGCTCAAGAAGAAGATGAAGATGACGCGCCAGAAACAGAAAAGCCGACCCATTGATCAAGCGCGTCCGCATCACTGCCAAAGGTAGGGCTGACATATTCCTCCGTCATGGGGGAATGTGCCACCTTTGCAAAATGAAGGTGTCTCCGGGCGAAGAATGGGATGTAAGTCATGATATCCCTTTGGAAGCTGGCGGCAAAGACGATGAAAGTAACTGGCTCGTTGCTCACCGAAAGTGCCATAGGGTCCATACTAGCACCGTTGATATGCCTTTAATTGCAAAGGTTAAGCGCATCCATCAAAACCACATCGGAGCCAAACTGAAGTCTAGAAATCCATTACCGGGCAGCAAAGGCTCTCAGTGGAAAAAGAAGATGGATGGGTCCGTAGTAAGGAGAGAGTCGTGAGATTTATGATCACACTGAATATGCCAGCATATGAGGGACGGCTGGTGCATCAAGTGACCCTTGATATGCCAGAAGTTAAATCTCTCAGAGACCTCTGTGTGTTGATGAACCGCGATGAGTTCATTCTTGGCAGACACTGGTATCGACAAAAAAACCCAGAAACCCAAAGGGCGGAATGGGAAGACCGTAATGAGATCATCTTGAACACTGCCCACATTGGCAAAGTAGCAGAGTTCATTGATATGGATGAAGAGTACTACAACAATCTCACGAAGGATCGGGTCTCGTTCACTAGGACAGTGACGTTGGGACCGCGTAGGCCAATCCGGCCATAAGAAGGGGAAAAACTATGGACTATGCTGACTTTATGAAAGACGCCGCCCGCATCTTCAACGAGCGCAACCCGCGCTATGGCGACATGCGTATTGGAATGGACCGCGTAGCCACTATGGCGACCATCATGACGGGCATTCACCTGACCGCACATGATGTTGCCCTTGTCCTTCATGCTGTGAAGCTTTCACGGCTTGGAGGAGACCGCGCCAATCCAGACCATTACGTCGATGGGATCAACTATCTGGCGTTTGCGGGCGAACTGATCCAACCGGACGAAATCCCGCAGGCGGATGGCGCGTCTCAAGTCCAGACAGACATTGAAGATGGCATGTCAAAAATCACTTCAATGTTTGCCAATGCCAATCACGGCTAAGAGCTAATAACGATGGCGGCTTAAGTAGCCGTCATCACCCATATGAGGACGCAATATGGTATTTGTCTCAAAAGTAGAAGCCTGCAAGAATGACATCCTTAAAATGTGGGAAGAAGGATTGTCTGGTCAACAAATAGCTGACAAGATCGGGACGACTCGCAGCGCAGTTATGGGGAAGCTGCATCGTATGCGAGAGCAGAAGATCATCACCTACAAAAGCGTTGCGTCAAGGATGGCTGCTGTGAAACATTCAGTCCGCACAAAAGAACGCTCACGATTGAAAGAGGAGGGTGTTGATCCTGTCGAGATCGAGAAGGAGCTTCCTCCAATCACCTACGAAGAAATCCTCAAGCCCCTCATCATAGAGGCAGAAAAGAAGCCCACTAGCATTCCTGTCAAGTTTGAAGACCTTGGCCCGTTTTCTTGCCGATATGTCGTTGAAGGCATATTTGCAAAGGACTTCCTGTTTTGTAATGAAGTCAAAAAGACTGGAAGCTCATATTGTGTTGAACATCACTCAAGATGCAAAACGACTCTGCCAATCTACCGAAAGAAGGAACAATCAAATGATGCTACAGCTAAACCCTCAAATCCCAGTCTCCACCCCTCACGGCAAGGGACTAGCTCAGGTGCTGATAGATTACGGGCCAGAGCATGACATCGTTTGGGTTGTCTTCCAGAACGATACTGCTGAGATTTGGTGCTGGAACAACAAGCATGTGAAGGCTCAAAACAACATCACGTTTGATCGAACGACAAAGAATCGAAACTCTGGGAAACCCGTTGACAACGAATAGGGCTATGCAAAGATAAGTTTCCAAAGAATGGTCTTTGGGTTTTCAAACCGGAGTTTGAGCGCCCATCCCCTGCCTGTGGAGTTCGAAAACGCACCACTTGCCCCAGCCCGTTCAATCGAGCTGGGGTTTTTTATGAACCAATCATCGGAGTGAGTTTCCTCATCTCGATAGCGGCAAAGGCTTCCATAGATCGCCTTTGCTCACTCTCTCTCACAACCTCATTTCTGAAGCTCTCCGTAGCAGCCGCGCCGCTTCTGGCTTGCTTTGCAACTTCGATCTGGAGCATCGGCATAGACGCTATGGCGCACATCCAATCGTCAACTTCTTGACCTGTTTGAGGATGGGTTCCACGTAGTTGAGTGAACCATGCGCACTGAAGCTGTACGCAATCCTTCTTGATCAAAGGACAAAACGTTCCGCGCTTGAGTTCCATTGTTAGCTCTTCGTGCAAATGATGATGTCGGCATAGGCAAGGTTTGGGATTGTGTGGTTATGGCTACCGCCGCCACCTGTGTACTGGATTGATATTCCTGTTACGGCTGACCAGTTATATGGCGTGTCAAAACCCGCATTATTAGGAACATATGGGGTGCTATTAAAGGTATCTGGAAATGCTGCCGCGTTCATCCCGCCATGTACGTGCCCCGGATCATTGACGCCGTGACTATGCGATGGGATTTGAGATGTAGTAAGCGTTGTGCTTCCAACAGTGTTAGACCCGCTAAAGAGGTTACTTACACCGTTTCCAGTTGTGTACCCGCCACCAGAGCCACTAACTACCCGCAAGGAGTAATCGTTCAGGCTTGTATTTTGTGTCCACCCGGTAGGTGCTGCCGCTTGATAGAAAAGCATACTTGTCCCAGAGGGGATAACGGAAGCCGTCGTCTGGATGCTACCATCAGGGAACTTCAGGCCACCAGAATTGATGGCAACATTAGTCCCATCAAATGTGAAGCTTGAAGACGCAGCCAAAAATCCGTTACCATTGTACTGGATTTGCGTATTTGATCCAGCAGCGCCGACCGGACGAGAATCCGCAAGGTAGATGTTTGTTCCATCGGAATAGATAATGCTGGCGGATGCTCTAGCAACGACAACGCTTGCGCCGCCACCGCCGGACAGGATCGTGACGGTCCATGGACCACCACTAGAGTCCGTTGTTGTATTTCTGACAATCCACTGGCCGCCCACGCCGGACGGGATGGTGTAGGTAACGCTAGACGCCATTGCTCCAGCAATGGAAAGGATCAAAGACCTGTACTGGGTTGTGGTTAGAACAGCGCTCCCGGATGTCGCATTGAGGGATGTTGCGCCTCCGAAAGCCTGATCTATGACACCAAGATCAGCATTAACTGGCACGTTCCAAGTATCAATGTAAGCGCCGTTGGCAGGCTGCTCCAGAGATTTGTTCGTAGTGAACGATGATGGCATGGGTCAGTTCCCAAAGTTCTGGTTGGCAATCTCAAGCGCACGGGCCACATGAGTGTCGTCAGCGTTCAAAAGGGGTTCAGTCCTTTTGTTGACCAACTTCTTGGCGCGTTCAACGTCCGAGATCAGCTTATCACATACACGTCCGCCAGTCGCGCGAGCGATGGGTTGTTGATATTGATTCGGAGCATTTCCTATGGGGTTGAGAGCCTGTGCGCCAATCAAAGGAACAGGCCTTTTCAACGCATTGGCAACTGCTTGGCTCTTCACTGATGGCGTATATGACGGCAATGGCGCAGCAATGTTCCTTGCGCCAACCCGGCTCGCCGCAGTTCCCGCTGTTCCAGCTAGTGCGGACTTCCAAGGGACGCCACCACTGATTGTTGACTCCAGAATGGCTGTAGCAAGAGATGGCTGCTTGCCAGATTTGGCAGCCAAATTGTCAAGCTTCTGTCCGAGCGGCCCTGTTTTTGTATTGAACGCGCCAAGATTGTGAAAGGCATCTAGCATGTCTCTAGCGCCACCGCTTCCCGGCTGACCAAAGATCAAGCTCTTCCCATCAAGGGTTGGATTGGTTGGGCTTGATCGGAAATATCCATCATACAACTTATTGAAGTTGTTGTAGGTGAACTGTCCATTAGGTGCCAGATCGGAGGCATACGCCTTGCCTATTGAGGACCAAGCATCAGGTGCATATTGGCTCATAGCCTGTTTAAGGTTGGCAAGGTTCGCTGTATCTTGCCCACCTTTCTTTGCGGCTGACCTAATTATATTTGAATAAATAGAGTCAGCACTCTTCGATCCCGGAGCATTTGCTATGGGATTGCCCGTTATTCTGAAAATGCTGTCACGCTGATCATAGAGCTTTTGCGCTTGAGCATTGACTTGAGAGTAGGCTTTGCCAATTTCGTCGCCACCAACAGTCTCAGCATACGATGACATATCTTTGTTGAGGGCAGCCCTTAAGCCTTTGAGAACATTGTTGTCCACACCGCTTTCACCCGGAGCCTGATTCCAAGTTATCTTATCAGACAAAATTTTCTTCAGAGCCTGCATCTCAGAGAACGTCAAACCGCCATTCTGAGATTCAATATCCAAAGCTGGGGCCATCATTGTCAGGGCTGACTTTGTGCCCGTAGGGGAGAGCCGACCATATGGAGATGAAATCAGATCGCTAAGTGCCGAACTTACGTTTGTAATGGGCACAACGGCTGACGACTCTTGCAGAGCATTGACTGGCTCGTAAATCTTGCTCATTTGAGCCGCAAAGCCATTCGGGTGTTGAGGGTCCGTCGCCCAATTCTGAACAGCATCACGAACTGCCGCGCCTGCTGACTTTCTGTCAACAGTTCCAGAAAAATCGGAAATTTGCTTTCCAATTTCTCCCAGCGTTTGGTTCGCAGATGCGGGCAATTGACCAAAGAAGTCCGCTTTTGTAGCCAACGTCTGAAGAGGTCCACCCGAAACAACGCCAGCACCCAATGACGTTTTGGCTTTTGACGCAAGATCGCCAGCTTGTTGCGCCGCAGTTGGGTTGCCAGCAAGTGCGGTTAGGATCGGATTTGCCGCTTCTGGCGCTACCTTCGATACGATAGACTTTGCCGCGCTTCCTGCCGCACCAAGAGCCATAGGGGCAATCTTCGCACCGGCAGCACCGAAAGCCGCGCCAGCCGCCCGTGAAGCGAAATCATCGCCTTCCGACGATCCCATAATCCCGCCCTGAACTACAGGGTTCTCCAATGCCGTTGCTGTGCCGCGCAATGCGCTAGGAACAAAACCAGCACCTTCGCCTGCGGCAGCCCGCAATCCGAGTCCACCAAGCCCACCAATTGTTCCGGCAGCCGCTAATTCCTCCGGCCCACCAAGAACTGCATTGGCAAGTGCGGGAACGGCTGATACGGCCATGCCTGTACCATACAACCAAGGGTGCTGTTCCCATGCCTGTTCAGTCGCAGCCTTTTGTTTTGCAAGTTCTGCGGCATATTTCGGGTCATCGCTTCCGGGAATATTTCCGGTTTTGAGAGCTGCGATTGCCTGCGGAGAGTACCCAAGCCCAAACGCTTGTGCCGCACCTCTGCCAAATGCTTCGCTACCGCTAACTTCTGGACTACTATCAGCCTGCTTATTGTTCGCCATCTTGGCGGCAATATCGTTAACAGTAGATTGTTGATCTTCCGGTGACAGATTCAAAAAGCTGTCATCGACATCAACTTGCTGCCCCATCATCTCAAGTGTCGGCATCACTGCACCTTTGGCAAAATGCGGAATGGGACGTTAGCCGGACCAGCAGTCCCGGCAACAGGAGCAGGAGCATTTGCTACCGGAGCACCTTGCGGGCCTTTGTATCCGTAGTTGTGATATTTATCGTAAAGACCCTTAGCAACTTCAGGGAAGCTGGGATCGCTTTTGGGGGCATGAAGAGTCCCATAGGCATCAGCCATGGACTGATTCAACTTATCCATTCCAACATTTCCCTTCGTGTCTGGTTTGGCATCCCAGTTGAAAGAAAATTTGGCAGGGTCTTCAAATCTGTGGTTGTTTACAAAATCACTATCCCTGTCATTGATGTAATTTGCCAAACCAATGGATTGACCCAACAACAAGTGAATAGCGGAGTCAGAAAGCTGGCTGGGATCGGGAGCAATTTTGCTTTCTATTTGTCCCGTTGCAGCAGGCGCACGTTGCCCACCAATTTCTTTGATGGCCTCAGCAACACGAGAAGCTGCTTGCTTCACAGCATATTGGTAGTCACCAACATTCGAAGTGGTAAATGGCATTTCCCTGCCAGTTGCCAATTGATAGTAACCCTTCATTTTGTTCAGAACATCTGAGCCATATCCGCCCGACACTCCTTGCGCCATGACCCTATCAATTTCTTGTGCTGCGTTAGTCAACGTAGAAAGTCTGTTGTGCGCGTCTGTTGCGTTTTTGCGATACTCACTAGCTGAAGCAGCAACGGCCTTAGTATTCTCATCATTGGCAATCTTTTGCGTGCTAATTGCTCCACTCAAGATTCCATTTAGCTGCTCAAGGCTCTTGTTGTAGGCAGTTTGAGCCGTGTTTGCTACATCGACACCCTTCTTCGTGCCAGTCGCGCTCCAGTCAGAAATAGTCTTTTTCTGATTAGCCATATCCTGCAAAAGCTGTTGCACAGCCGGGCCGCCTTCATTGTAAATGAAGTTTGACTTGAGCTGCTGCTCATTCATTTGTGACTTATCCATCCCGGGCGGAACTGGATCATAACCGGCAGCCTGCGCTACTTGTGTCAGACGGGCTCTTTGTTGATCTTCAGGGGATGCCGGTGCAGGCTGACTTGACGCACCAGCCTGCGTAGCAGCTCCTTGATCAGTCCCGGCTGGAGCGGGCTGAGCAGCGGATTGAGCAGCGGGTTTGCTAACGGGTGGAGGCAGCAATTGTCCTTGTTGGCCCGTTTGCTGTCCTGTTTGCTGTCCCGTCTGTTGAGCTGCGGGAGTGCCGCCCTTCAGCCCATAAGCGCCCATATTAACGCCCATCGACTTGAACAGTTGCGCTCTCACAGCCTCCATCTGTTCAGGGGTATAAACTTGATTGTTCTGGGTATTTCGCTTCCCAAGCGTAGTCGTCCCATCAGGGTTCCTGATCAAGGTGTCTTCAAACGAGTTGTTCAGTACATCCATCGCGTTCTTGACGGCTGTCTGTTGCAGTCTGTCATATTCCATTTGTCCCGAGACGCCTGCCACAAGACCGCTACCCAACGCGCCAAGGAAACGCGGATTGGGCGAAGAAAGCATTCCGCCAAGGAACGATGCTGCGGGAACCCAGAAACTTTCCGAAGTCGGCACACTACTTGGCAGATACTCACTCGCAACATCGCCCAAACTGGCTTGTCCAGAAGGAACGCCATTGAACTTTCCGGGACCGCTGCGACCGATGCTCAAGCCGGGAGCCTGAGCCTGATCTTGAGTATCAGGAGCCCTATTGCTTCCACCAGCAATCCCCAATTGCTTCGCTACAGACCAATCACCCCAACCATTCTTGGAGGCATGTTGCAAGGACCAGTCAATCGCAGATTTGGCATTTGCCGGATCGCGCGCATCAAGGCCGGTTTCTTTAGTGAATTGATCGCCAAGGCCAGCATGAGGATACTGTTTAGAGACATTCCCATAGTGAAGTTGTGTTGGGCCAAACGAAGAGTTGTCGTCTCCAACGCTGCCAGCATTGAAACCGCTTTCGCCATGGAAAACTCTGACCGCATCATCAGGGTTAAGGTTGTAAGCCTTCGCCCTTTCAGCCGTAAAGGCTCGCAGCGCATCCGGGCTGAGTTCATCAGACGTTTTGACAGTTGCGACACTGGGATCGACACCAGTCGGAACTACCGCATCAGGAGCAGCTTGAGCGACATCCTTCGCCCTGAAGCCGGGAGCCTTTTCGACTGCGGCAACCAGATCGGGATCGACAGGAGTTTGCGGAACAACGGTCACGCCATCATCATTGCCAACCGCGCTCCCATCGGCATGATGCTCTCTAGGAACAAGACCACCGTAAGCGAAAGGATTGACGGAGCCGCCCTTGTTGAAGAACATAGGAATGATTTTTGCAGCCGCACCCGCTATGCCCGCAATATCACCAAGAGTGTTGTCGCCGCCGCCACCGCTGCTGCTGACTTTCTGCTGCATACCCTTTTGTTCGCCCTCAAGTTGAGAGGATGATTGGGTATTGTCTTTGTTGAGCTGTGTCAGCGGATCATCCGCGCCATAGGGCACATCGCCACCAATGTCATACCCATGTCTGGGAACGAGACCGCCGTAAGCAAACGGGCTAATTCGGCCACCGCGTTTGGCAAATCCGTCAAAGTCACTGGCAAAATTACCCATAGAGTCGGTGGCATCACCAACCATTGAGTTCGTATCGTCCATCAAGCCATTTGTGTAGCTTGACCCATCACCCGTCTCCAACGAACGATCAAGACTGGCCGTTTGCACGTTTCCAGCATTACTGCCACTTTGATCGGGCACGAGACCGGCTTGTTTTCCGGGAACGGAAGTAGCTGCCGGTGCAGCCGAAGTAGTGGCGGGAGCCGCTGTGGCAGCAGGCGGCTTTGCATCACTTCCAAGGCCTGCTTTCCACTTATTGAAAGCATCCAAAGGGTGCATGTTGGCAAGTTTGCCAATGGCTTCACCCGTGTTGGCGGCTTGAACGAGCGGGTTCTGGCCTTGCGGCTGTTGTCTCGCAATGCTGCCTTGCACTTGAAGGCTTCTGGGCGCGGAAGACTGAGCGGAATTGATGTTGAGGCCAGTCCCACCAGCCGGTCCACCGGCTTTGGGATACATCGCTTCATGAGCTGCAAGGAGGTCCGCAAGGCTACCGCCATCAGCATATCCGCCGCGAGCGAAGTTGCCGGGAGCAGTTTGAGTCGTCATTGTGCCGGGCACTTGAGGGACGCCCGGAACCTTGGCGCGTTGAAGGAGTGGGGCTACCCTCAAAGCCGCAGAAGCCGCTTGATTGGGAATGCCAACACCAAGGCCGGGCATCTTTGCGCTCGAACCATGAGCTGCAATCAGATCGCCAAGCGTCATGCCGCCATCAGCGTATCCACCGCGAGCGAAGTTGCCAGCGGAAAGAACCGCGCCACCCATAGAATTTGGCACAAGACCTTTGCCATCATGGGCGGCATCATCTGTCACGTCATGATAATTGACAGCCAAATAGCCAGCAGGGTCCAACCCAATGCCCGGCTTGTTCTTAGCAAGAGCTTCCTGACCGAGCACACCGATGTGGGTGTTGTTCTCAGGGTCATCCTTGTACTGATAGCGGTAAATGTTCTGGCCGTCGTTCAGTTTGCCGACATGCTCAATGTTCTTCTTCAGTCGCTCATCTGAGCTGAAGTAGCCACCAGACTGTTGGTTCGTTGTGGTATTCCCAGACAACGCGCCAGTACCTTCGGCGATATTCGCCAAGAACTGGGTCTGTTGATAGGGGAAGCCCATCGCCTGCATGTACTGATTGTACAGCGCGGTGTCTTGAGCCTGCTGCGTCTGCTGGCCCAACGTACCCGCTGCGATTTGAGCCTGAGCACCAGCAAGACCAGCGGTCTGAGCGCCGGTTCCGAGACCGGCCAATGAATTGGCAGTTTGAGCACCTTGCGTATAGCCTTGAGCCCCCAAGCCAGCAAGTTGAGTACCGAGCCCTTGAAGGGCGGTGCGGTTTGCCTGAGCCGCAGACAGACCAACGCCTTGTTGCTGCTGGGCAGCCGCGAGCGCCTGATTATAATTGGCCTGATATAAGGGCGAAATGGCTTGTGATTCGGCAAGGGCCTGTTGTCCCTGAAGCTGAGCCCGCTGAAGACCGGCTCGCTCTCCACCAAATGCGCCCGCTTGAATGGCTTGAGCCTGTTGAGCTGCGTTCTGCTGGCCGAATTGCTGATTTAGAGCGGCTTGCGTTGAGTTAACGACCCCTTGCGTATAGGGGTTCATGTATTGGTTAACATCAAGTCCGCCCGGATTGACAGGCATTGCGCCTGCCAAAGCCGCGCCAGTCGCGCCACCCAGATATTGCTGACCCTGTTGTTGAGCCTGACCGAGCTGGCCGGTGGCCGCACCATAATAGGGCTGAGCTGCCTGTGAAGCGGCAGTTGTCGCATCAATACCGGCTTGTTGGGTCTGATTGATGGGTGCGACAAATTCGCCCGTGTACGCCTGATAGGGAGTAGAAGCGACTTGTTCCGCCTGAGCGTTGACAGAATTGTATCGTGCCAACACTTCGGGTGGAATTTGTGTCGATTGGACTGTAGTCCCGCCGCCTTTGCCGCCACCACCCATC